GCCCTGATCACAAACTTCCACCTGCCGGAATCCACACTTGTGATGTTGGTGTCTGCGCTGGCAGGCAAGGAGAATATAATGCATGCCTATGAGACTGCAGTGCAGGAAAAGTACAGATTTTTCTCTTTTGGAGATGCCATGATTCTGATATGACACCGTTTTCTAACATTTGTTAGATACCATAAAACATAGAAAGCCGGGAGCGATTTCCCGGCTTTTGGCATTTAGAACCAATTACTTGTCTTTATATATGAATCTATGAGTTAGCCCATTTTTGAATGTAATAGCAGTAATCTTTCCGTCGGCTGCGTAGATGGAGTCGAGAATAGTTTCCATATATGCTTTTAAAATATCTGGATCCACAATGCTGACCAGTTTTTTGAAATAGATATATTTTTTATTTTTTAATTCTTTTTGAATCAGTAAATGACTGGCTTGCTTAATAAATTCCTCATCTGAAAGGAAGGAGGCTTGATCTTGCGTCATAAGCCCCAATTGCCTGTTGATATTATCTAAATGAGATGAGATTTCACTTTTCCGAATGATAAAATCTTTTTCCGACATGGAAGTCTCAGAATATAAATAAAGGTCCTGTAAACGCTGGAGTGCTCGCTCCTGCTTGTCTTTTTCTTTTCTGAGTTTTGAAAGTTCCGGATCAACAGCTGCCTTTTTCTTTCGTGGGCTCTTGACTGAAAAAATATAAGATCTGTCAGAACCATATCTTGACAGGAGATTAAAAAAGCTATTAAGCCCATTTTCTTCAACAGAAGATACTTCGGAGAAAACAGATCCGGATAAAAGAGCAGCGTTCAATTCATCTGGCGTATTTATTGTAGAAAATGTTTTCTTGGCGTTGAGCATATTCAGAATGTAATTGATAACGAATTCACCTATGACGATATCATTTACAGTAGGATTATTACATTTTTTAGTGTTGCGTCTTAAAGGACAACCGTAGTTTGAAGTACGATATCCATCAACATGAAGTCTGCCAGGGGTAGACACCATCTTACTGCCGCATTTATCACAATACATAATTCCTTGGAAGATATGTGTTTTTGTAGAAAGATGAACCCTTCCTGGAAGATTGTCCATATTTCGTTTGTTAGATTTCATAATACTTCTCATTGCTTGATGCTCTTCCAGTGTAAATATTGCCGGATGGTGATTTTGAATCATAACCCATTCTTCTTCCGGGTTGATTGTTCTGCTTTCTACTCCCTTATATCGATTATATCGGTAGATTCCTGCATAAAAAGGGCTTGAGGCGATGATCCATACTGAATGAGGGGACCAGCTTACCCCAGCTCGTGTTTTATATCCTTTTTCGTTCAAAGCTCTGCTGACATAAGCAAGTGACCGATTAAGCAGATAAAGATCTTTTAATTCACGGCAAATGGAGGCTTCGTCTTCACGTATGGAAAAGACTTTTTCTTTAGGATCATAACTATATCCAAAAGGAATGCGTCCACCGTTCCATTGGCCACTGTTAGCTCTTGATATCATAGTTGCTGTTACTCGCTCAGATGTCATGTTTCTTTCCAGCTCGGCAAAAACCAATATGATTTTCAACATGGCTTCTCCGATTGCAGTTGAGGTATCAAATTGTTCGTTCTTACTTACAAAGGTTACACGTAGCGAACGCAGCTCATCATACATTTCCGCAAAGTCCAATAGATTTCTGGATACCCTGTCTATTTTCCAAACCAGAACATGAGTGAATTCGCCCTTTCGGATTCTCCCCATCATATTCTGAAATGCTGGTCTGTCTGTATTTTTTCCAGAATACCCTGCATCTTCAAAAATTTCATAATTATCGGTTCCGAGGATAAGCTGGCAGTATGCAATTAAATCCTTTTTCTGCATGGGAATAGAGTCTTTGTCTACCTGATGAATGGTAGAAACTCGAATATATATAGCGACTTTTGTTTCGCGTACAGACGGCGTGTTGCCGATTTGATTAGTTCTCTTTCGTGCCATATGGATGCTCCTTTGTTGGAATATATGTAATATCTGTTTGACAAAAAGTATATGAATAGATATGATGTGCTTAACAAGAGAACCGTTGGCCAGTGTACACCTGACCGCCGGCAAAGCAATCACTGAAAATAGCGCCTTACTTTTCCAGAGCAGGGGCGCTGTTTTTATTTTTCTTCCAGTTCCTCCATCATGGCCAAAAAGAGACGCTTTCCTCTTTTTGACATCTTGCGGAACTTCAGAATAATATCTTGTTCATCTTCAGAAGCAATGGCACAACTAAATTCAGAATTTCCTACTAAATAATCTATGGAAGTATCAAGGGCTTTAGAGAGCCTGCCGGCAACATCTATCCCTGGGATAACTGTTCCTGTCATGATATCCTCAAAGGAATCTTCGGGAATTTCTGATTTAGTGATCAGATCGGACGGGTTCAGCTGCAACTGATCCATCCGGTCTTTTATTTTTGCAGAAAGAGCAGGAGCTTCTTTTTGCTCTGTTGTAGAATATTTTTCAGTGGTCCGGCCAAGAAGATAATCTGCCGGCACACCAAAATATTTTGCGCATCGATTAACTAATTCAGTTGATGGCTTAGTATAGCCTCTCTCAATATTCGAGATTACCTGGCTGGAAACTGCTACAGCTTTTCCGAGCTCAGACTGAAGCAAATCAGCTTCAGTCCGCAATTCTTTGATTCTTTTGCCGATTGTCATAAAGAAATACCTTTTTATAATCCAGAAACATCTTTCTTGTTTTTCTCACGATCAGCGGCTTCTGAGGCAATATTTTCTGCATCGACAGCAGCCTGCATTTCATCCAGTTTTTCATCCGCACCTGCAGCTATATATCCTAAGGTTACATATTTATAATCTTTGTTTTTTCCTCCTAACAGGAGACGAATCTGATTATTGTCTGCATCGGTCCATGTGGAGGTTGTGAAATAATCGTCATCACTATTGATTGCACCATCTCCATACAGAGATTGCAATTTTTGAAGCAGATCGTTATAAACACCCTCGCCATCTGCATAATCGTAAGACTCAAAAGTGTACCATCCGAAATAGAATTGAGCAGAATCTTTGTCTTTGTTGATACTACCGTCATCGTTGAGAGTATAAATATAGCATGCTTCAGTTTCACTTGGAGTATATCCGGCAACTTTAAGACCTGAGTATCTTACAACGGTTCCTCCACCTTCAACTCGATCTTTGGCTCCTGTTGAATTTGCATAATCTATCCCGCTCATTCGCAAGATATTATCTTCAAACGCAGCAGTTTGGATTTCTGCGCCTTCGGCAACTAATTGTTTTTCTGCATCTGTTTTTGTGTCCCACCATTGAATATCACGAAATGTGAATGTAGATTTTTCATCAGATGTTTGTTCTGCTGAAGGTTCAGAATCTGAAGAAGCAAGAACAAAAGAGGCTTGTGAACCAGTAATAGAAATAGTTGCTGCTAATAAAACAATAAATAATCTCTTTTTCATAATTTTATAATCCTTTCTTGCTCCGGTACCACGCGAAGCTTATTATTTTGCTTTCTTAAGAGGCTGCCCTTCTGTGTTCGGCGATATATTTATACTTTCGATAGATAGTTTTTCAGCCCTGTCACGAATATTGGCTTTATAAGGTTGAATACAGTCTCTATAATTTAAG